CCGGATCCGTGACTGAGAGGGCATACAGGGCGTCGAGCAGGCTGTTCAACAGGATCATACCGTTTCCTCAGGTGTTACGAATTCGCAGCCGACACACGCGCCCGTCGGCTCTGCCGTGTCGCGCCAGACGTGCGCGTCTACCGGCAGTGACACGCCCCGCCCCAGAAGACGCCCTAGGCACGTCCGGCATAGATACGCCAGGCCACCGTCTACCGGCGTCCAGACGCCCCGCAGGGCCCCGGCAACCGGTGCCGGGTCCGTCGGGCTATACGTCACGTAGTCGCGTAGAGTATCGGTGGTCATTAGTAGTCCACCCCTTCAACGCCCGCGTGATAGATCGACTCGATCACCTGTCGCCGTGTCGGCGTACGACCAGCGACGAACGAACGACCACAGAACCGATTATCAATCCACCGCACCCACAGAGATCCGAACGTCCCGTCGTCCGTCTTCGCCTCTTCCCGCTCATAAAACGAACGCTTCGTGTCGAAACTTTTGATCATGATCTGCCTCTTGAAGGGTAGCAGGGGCCGAAGCCCCCGCGATAAGTGACTAGCGGGCCTGCGTCCGCGCCTCGGCTGCGTCCAATTCCGCGTCCGTGACGCCCATACTGCGCCAATCGTCGACAGTTCCCGCTAGGATGCAACTATCGCAAGCGTAGGCCAGCGTAAACGTCACACCATCCCGATCTCGATCAGGCACAATTTCCGTAACCGCGTCGGACACGATGCCGGACGACGCGCAAATATTGCACACGTGTTGTGGCGGCGCAGTTTTAAATCGCGTCGGCGCAGGTCCAGGTGTCCATTTTTGAGATTTCATAGTGTGCCTCCTGAAGGTAGCAGGGGCCGTAGCCCCTGCGGTAAGTGACTATCGGGCCTGCTCGATCCGGCGTTCCTGTTCGTCAATCCACCGTTCTCCAGCCGTCCAGGTATTCGCCGGCAACGATTGAAAATCAGCGCGATACACCACGAATCCTTCAGCGTCGGCCACGCGCGGTGCCATCGTTGCGCCCATCGTCGTATAGTGCGTGTATTTGTGCGTGTAGGTGTCGGTCATTAGCTGCCTCTGCTTGGTGACGGGCTATATCGTGCCCGCGATTCGTAGTATTTATCGGACGCTGTGACGGCGTCAAGGGAAATCAGCAGGCGGTCATCAGTAGCCATTCTTGCGCCCCGTAGACCCGCTCAGCGTCGCATGATTCACAGGGGTATTTCCTAGCGTCGGGCTCGACGCCCATCGCGTCAGCGCCGCATGCGCCACAGATACCCGCGTTATCGTCAGCCTCGACTAATGCGAGGATGCGGTCGAGCGTAATAGATGCGTGACGGGCCATTACAGGCCACCTTTCTCGATGCTCAGGAACCAGGGCCGACCAATCGGCAACGTGGCTAGCGCCCACGCCCAATCGACGTATATCCACTCCCCGGCGGTGTAGGAATACAGACGGATCCGACCATCGATGTCGACGCGCAAACGAACGGGCGACAGCGTCATAACAAAACCTTTCCTAAGGAAATAAGAGGAGCGGGGTAACCCCGCTCCTCAGGGGAACGCTAGGCTACAGCCTGTAGCCGAATGAAGGTTTTCGTGCCGATCCCGTGGACGATGATCGCCACGCTCTTCCGCCGGTCATCCGTTCGTGCGCCGTCGCAGAGTTTGCAATGGTCACAGGTCGTACGATGCTTGCCGGATGCGTCCGCCATTTCATCGCTGGCCGGGCAGGCGATTTCACGCGGGGCCAGTTCCTGGTTGGCCGTTCGGACCCGGAACGTCCGCCAATCGGCAGCCGCTGCTACCGCGTATTCTTCTGGCGTGTCGACGCTAGCCATCAAGTAGGGTTTCAAATCGTCGCGAGTCTGCCAGGAATGGGTGTAGCCGGTGTGATATACGCTTGTGAGCTTGTGAAGGAGCGCAAGCGGAAGCGCGGCTCCGTCGCCGTACGCGCCAATCCTGATCCCCATGCCACGCGATGCCAAGTGTGTGAGAACATCATCGGGTGTCATATCGACATAGCCGCCACGTGCAAAACACGCGTAGATGCTACGGACGCATTTCGAAACATTGACATAGCAGGTCCTATCGGTTCCGTCACCGTTTCCGCGGTGCCCGCATCCACCACAGATCCCGATATCGAACCCAAACTTAATCGCATCGAGCGGAGACATATCCGACCGAATGATCCACAGCTGACCTAAGCCCGGGCCGATCTTCGAGTTCTTGTTGTTCCGGTGAAGACCGGTGACAATCGCCACGATGGGCGAACCGTCGAAGGTGGAACGTCCGCGCCAGATAACGGCAGATCGCGGAACTTTGTTTGTGCGTTTCCAAGTAGTGATCACGAAGCCTCCAACGGGTAGCAAGCGGGAATGCTTGCGGTAAGACTAGGACCGAGCACGATGCTCGGTTTCGGCTTTCCAGCCTCTTCAGCTAGTCGTCGCCGTGAAGGTGACCGTGTTCCAGCGCGGACCATGTGCAGAGGTAGCAGTAGAGACTATCAGCCGCCGTCAAATGGTCGGCAGGATAATCGCCGCACGATTCGCAAGGAACTGGCGCGTTGCCGTAACACTCGTCGTGGAACCGATCGGCGGCTTGTCCAACGATCTCCGTGTCTGTGAGCGGGCGCATTAGCGGATCACAATCTTTCCGGCGACGTAGTCTACGGTCACTGTATCGCGTCCGACGAACACGCGGCGGATCAGGTCGCCCGTGATATCGATAATGGGCTTGTCGCCCTTGCCTGAGACCTTGCGCTTGCCGTCTACCGCGAGCGTCAGCACCAGCGTCCGGCCTACCTCGGTGAGCGTATACCGAGCCGCGACAACGAAACCGGCGCGAATCAGACGCGTCCCTTCAATCCATACGCGTGATGCCGGTATCTGGCGTGATGTTCCGATCTTGCTGGTAAAGGTGTCCATATCTGTATGCCTTTGAGAGTGGCAGCAAGCGCGCTGCGTTCGACTTCACGTAGTCTCTCATGCGTCGTATGGGCGGATCAAGGGAATTCTGTAGCTCGCCGCATCAATAGATCGTAAGGATTCTCATAGAGGGAATACGCCCCCACGATCCAATCTATTGGATGCCAGGTGTCAATTGTTTGACGATTTGAGAGGTGTGTAATTCTTACACTGTGACGTGGAGCGACAGATCAGCGGAGCGCGCGCACGCGAAGAGCAAGCATCGTGCCAAGTCTCCAGTCGGCGTGAACATAGGGGGTATGCTAGACCACCTGCCCTGCCTACCCTGCCCACCTGCTACCTCCCACCTGCTACCTGCCCTGCCCTGTGCCTACCTGTGCCGTGGTGGTGGCCTACCCTGTGCTCCCACCTGCCCTGTGCCGTGGTGGCCTACCGCCTACCTGTGGCTATGGGCATTTGCCCAAACGGGGATCCAGATCCGAATCGCTTCTGGGTTCGGGTTCCCCCCTGTATATCTCCTCATCTCCCGCGACCTGTGGAAACCACGTGGATACTACATGCTCTGGGGTCTGTGCTTGGCGGGAGGTCTGGCCTTCTGCTCTTCTTTGCTTTGTCTCTTGCCCTTCCTTCGGAAGGACAACCAGAGGAAAGGGAAGAGTGAGTGGGTACGGCTCTCCCATGGTTTGGGAAAGCCAGACCCGGAAAGACAACCGTCGGATGAGGGTGTCGTTGGGGTAGATGGGGCACAGGGGTTTGCCCATCCTCGTCCAGACTTATAGTAGGAACACCTGCCTACCCCGCATCGGCTCTAGTCGTATCGGGCTGTTCTGCGCTTATCCGTGTCAAGGATGCGCCAGTCCGGCTCCCACCGTGAGGACTTGATGCACTGGTAGTCCTCGGGTCAATCATCACGTAGCCAGCGGTTGACCCTCCCTACGTGATAGGTCAGCATAGATCACGAGAGACACAACAGCAATATATTTACGCCAAGTTATGATACAAAGAAGGCTATGGCGATGAATCTGCCGAAAACGCCCTATGAAGGCGGGGCGTATAAGCCGAAGACGCGCAAGCGTCGGGTGTCTGATGATGCGGTCAAGTACCGCAAGCCCATTATTTTGCGCGAAAAGCAGGAACTGCTCGCGGCCTGGAAGATGGCGGTGTCGAAGCGGTTTGACCGACTGGTCGAAGCGCAGTTGACGGCGGCAGAGGGCGTGACCCACATGCAAGCGCGAGACGCGCAGGGCAAGTGGCAGACGATTGTCGACCCCGAGCTGATGGCCGAGAAGCTGGAGCAAGGCGAGCAGGCGTATCGCCTCAGTGCTATTGCCCCGTCTGCGCCGATTCTGAAGGACATCATGGACCGGATGTTCGGGCAAGCGCGGCAGAGTCTGGATTTGGATGTCACCTCGACGCCGACGGCCAGCCTGACGGACGCCGAACTGAAGGCCAACATGGCGGCACTGCTCAAGAAGCTGCAGGACTAATGCCACAGCAACCCAAGACCGCACCGGGAACGATGGGCGACATGCTGTCTCCATCGGTGACGACGACAGAGACGGCGCGGCTGGGTGACTTGGGGCCGAACTTCTACGGGGGGGCACAACGGTACAACGTGGCAACCAACCAAATGGATTCGCCGTTTAACAAAGGCTTGGGCTATTTGGGTCCGTTGACATTGGACAACGAACCGGGCGGCACCATGACCGAATACGGGCGGACAAGGAACCTTGAGGGCACCAACGTGGACTACCCGTTGCTGGTGCCCACGTTGACGCGGGATGAAGTGCGCTGGTTGCAAGCGAACGTAACAGAAGACACAAAGCCCGTCATCCCAGAAAGCATTGAACGCAAAGCCGCAGAGCATGCGATCATGCGATTGAAACAAGGGAAATCACCGTTTGCGTCAGCGGACGAACAAAACCTTCAGCAGTATCCTGAATTGAACCGCATTCCACCGCCTGCCATCATGCCAGACACGCGCACGTTTCAGCGGATAGCCCCTGACATGTACCAGCAAACGTCTGCTCGGCGCAAGTAACGCACGATGCCACAGAATCCCAACGTTCCACCGGGCACAATGGGTGACATGCTGTCACAGCGGCCAAAAGAAGGCACGGCAGAAGAAGGTCCACGTAACAAAATTGCCGCAGCGGCCTACTTGTTAAAAGATATGGTGTACGAAGCGTTGACGGCTGGTGAACGTGGGAACCCGCATCCGTGGAAAAATGCATGGCATATGGCAAGCGTCGTTGCGCCTGACATGATCAAAGATGAACTGGGGTTGACCGAGCGGTCGCCATTGACATTACTTGGCAGGAAACGTCCGCCTAACCTGCAAGAGATGGAAGAAGTGCCGGTTATCAAACCAAATGAAATGAAAGGGTGGCCGACCCAGTTGTCATCTGAAGACTTGGCAAAATTGCTCATGGGTTTCCGTAAGTAATGCCGCTCACCCTTGATGAACAGGCGCTGTATCAGCGACTGATGGACGAGGCGGCTCGTCGGTCGAGTGCGCGGTTTTCGACGTTCTTTGCCGACAGCGGCCCGACCGCCCGCGTCCTGTATCCGCGCCACTTGGAGTTCTTTGCTCAAGGCAAAGTCTTCAAGGAACGGTTGTTCATGGCCGCGAACCGGGTGGGCAAATCAGAAGCGGGCGCGTACGAACTGACCTGTCACCTCACCGGCCTGTATCCGGCGTGGTGGACGGGCCGTCGGTTTGAGACGCCCGTTGAATGCTGGGCCGTCGGCACCAACAGCCAGACCACACGCGACATTGTGCAAGCGAAACTGCTGGGGTCGGTGCAACTCCCCGGCACCGGCATGATTCCGTCGCATTTGATTCTCTCGACCATTAGTTCACGCGGTCTGCCTGGGGCGCTTGAAGGCGCGGTCATCAAGCACAGTAGCGGCGGGTCGAGTCTGCTGGGCCTGAAGACCTACGAGCAGGGCAGACCGAGCTTTGAAGGCACCTCTAAGCATGTCATCTGGTGCGACGAAGAACCACCAGCCGATTGCTACACGGAGATGTTGTACCGCACGGTGACCACCAAGGGCATTGTGATGGTGACGTTCACCCCGCTGCAAGGCATGAGCGCCGTCGTCAAGGGATTCTTGGAACCCGAGACGGATGCGTCGGCTGAGTTCAAGACGTTCATTCAAGCGGGATGGAAGGATGTGCCGCATCTGGATGTGGACGAGCGTCGGGCCTTGATGGCGACCACGCCGCCCTACCAGATTGCGGCACGGACCGAAGGCGAACCGAGCCTCGGCTCTGGCGCGATTTATCCCATCAGCGAGAAGGACATCCTCGTCCCAACCGCCGAGATTCCCGAGACCTGGCGACGAGTCTACGCGATGGACGTAGGATGGAACCGGACGGCGGTTATTTGGGGCGCACAAGACCCCGGTTCTGGGCAGATTGTGCTGTACGACGAGCATTATCAGGGGCAGGGCGAACCGGCGAGCCATGCGGAAGCCATCAAGGCGCGTGGCGAGTGGATGTCCGGTGTCATTGACCCGGCGTCATCGGGCAGCAGCCAGATTGACGGACGGACGCTCATCCAGATTTACGGACGGCTGGGCCTGAAGCTGGACCCGGCGGTCAATGCCGTCGAGGCGGGCATTACCGAGACGTGGAATCTGCTGGTGTCGGGGCGACTCAAGGTGCAGGAGCATCTCCGCAACTGGCGCAGCGAGTTCCGCAAGTATCACCGCGACGAGCAGGGCAAGATTGTCAAAAGCGGCGACCATTTGATGGACGCCACGCGGTATCTGATTATTTCGGGGCGCTCGCAGATGCGGGTGCCGCCGACTCCGTCCTATCGCCCGTCACGGGCGTGGGCACAAGGCTCTAGTTGGATGGCGCATTAACACATGGCACAGACTGACGACCTGAAGCAGGCACTCGACCGGTTCAAGATTGGATCTGACGCGGATGTCGACCAGCGTCACCGCGAGGTCGATGCGCTGAAGTTCCAGGTGCCGGACCTGTGCTGGCCGACTGATGTCAAAGACCAGCGCAAACCGCAACTGATTGGTGGGGTCGCCATTCCGCAGCGACCCATGCTCAGTATCCCGAGCCTCGACCATCCCATTCAGTTGGTGCTC